TGCAGAATACATAGCTTACAGCTTTGGTCAAACGACCATTGTAAAGCGGGTGGTACCCTATGGTCTGCCGTCCCCTTACGGGAACAGCGGAAATAGGATACTGCTTTATATATTATTCCTGGTAAAGGTTGGTAGCTCATTTTTCTTAATGAGTTCATCCAATACTACCCGATTCCGGGACCGTTCGTCTCTTTTGAGAGACTTGGCCCAGGGAGGTGAAATAACCTATCCGTTAAAGTTATAAAACCATGAAAAAAAACAATTTAAAAAATTCTTTCTTTTCCGGTCTAAAACTCTATTCGGATGTATATAAAGCAGGTTCTATGATCTCACTTTCAAATGAAAAACATTTGAAGTTAGTTCTTAAAGAGATTGGTTGACGTATAGTCACTCTTTCTCTATTAAGTACTAAGGAGACTTCCCGATTTAGAATGTTACACAACTTCGGAGTCTTTATCATGAAAATGACAAAGAACCACGGAGAAGTGTATACCGTTAAATACCTTAAAGCTTGTCAACTGTGTATCCAGAAAAAGTTAGCCGGACAACCTTTCTCTTCAATGAGAGAGATTGAACCGGACTTTAACTTTCCGAGATTATCAAAGAGTGGTCTCCCTACTGTAATCAAAACTACAGATCGGGCTTCCATTTGTAATGATAGTTATCGAATAATAAGACTGTGGTTATCTGTATTCTCTATTTATAGAGTAATTAAGATACCTTTCAGTCCAAAATTGAATACTATCACTGATAAATTCTCGGGATCCGAACTCCATCTTCGTGATTTTAACCTATGACTTGAATCTAATTCTCGTCATATGTTACAAAAATTCCGAAATTTTGGACTCGAGGACCTGACTAGTTATAAGATTCTTCCAATAACTAAGTCTTCTCCTCATGGATCAAAAAGTTATCGTCATATAATTACTAGCTTTATGGGTATAGAGGCTAATGAAGCTCTCTTAACTCATATTGCGACGTATTTATATGTAACTAAATCTGAGAATATCAAAGCTCTGTTCAGGAATATTAAACATATTATTACAAAGTTTAGTATTCCTTTCCAGGTTGACTACGGTCAATTGGGGAAACTTTCTTTCAAAGAAGAAGCAGCAGGAAAATTAAGAGTTTTCGCTATGGTTGATGTTATAACTCAATCCATACTAGAACCTTTACATTCTTGTCTATTTGATCTTTTTAGAAAATTACCTAATGACTGTACCCATGATCAAGATCGTGGTGTTAAGTACGCTCAAGATCTATCCATGAAGTATGGATGTTCTTTTGGGTTTGACTTATCTGCGGCTACGGATAGATTACCTATCTCTTCTCAAGTTTCCATTCTGAATTCCGTTTTCGGGAATCACATTGGGACTCTTTGAGGGAGAATACTTACTGACCGTGATTATTACATTCACGAGAATAAGTATGGTATTTCTACCGGGCCAATACGCTACGAAGTGGGACAACCAATGGGAGCTCTTTCTTCGTGAGCTATGCTTAATCTGGTTCATCATATGATGATTCAGTTTATAGCTGTTCATTTGGGAAAGGTTTCCAGAGGTGAATGATACCTGGACTATATAGTTCTAGGGGACGATCTAGCTCTTTTTGATAAAGAAGTAGCTGATCGATACCTCTCGTTGTGTAAACAACTTGGGGTAGGAATCAACTTATCTAAGTCAATAGTAGCGGAAAATCGCCCTGTTCTAGAATTTGCCAAAAGGACTTCTATCAACGGTGTTGATGTGTCTGCTCTTCCATTTAAGGAAATTATTAGTTCTAATAATTTCTTTGGAAGACTAGCCATAACAACCCGATTGATTCGGAATCATTGAGGTAAAGATATGTTTAAATTACTAACTATAGGTAATAGACGTAGGGTTAATCGCCCTATCGATTCTATATATCCTATGATTGGTTTTTTAACACAACTATATCAGAACAGAGTAATTCCTATTGAGAATGTGCTCGCACTTATAACTCAAAGAGATAAACCTTTAAGTTTCTTCGGTCGAAATATCAACTGAATGAAACCGGGGCCTATTTCTAGGGTTGTAAGAGGATACTTTTCTACTGGGGTAGTAAACAAAAATTTACTTCCTCAGAAAGATAGGTTCTTTGCGATTACAAACTCAGTTATATTTAAGAATATACTACTTCATCGAATTAACAATATTGTTAAAAAGATAGATGGTTTAAACTTAATATATAACAGGATCGAGATCATGAAGACTCTTTCTGGATTAGAGAATCTAAAAGAAAAGGATTACTTATATGTAAGTCCTTTTGCAGATATTTTCTTTGTCGAGAAAGGGAAATCTATTCCTTCCCTTAGATTATTAAATCAAGGTTTGGATGTGGATCTCGCTCTAGGGAAAGGGTACACGTTTAAAGTTATGACTTATAAATTACAGTATCTGAATAGTTTTAATAATGATAAAAATTATTATAACTCTCAGGCATTTGTTGATTTACAGTTAGACACTTTACTGCGTCATCTTGATGTTCTGAACAATCTAGTTAAAGGTCTAGAGTTTTACAGGGATCAGAAAGATTCTAATAAGGATATCATTGATAATCCTTTAAAGATTCTTGACTTTATTAAGGATATTCATAACCCTAAATATAAAGTCGAATCTGATTTTGTAAAATTCGAAGGCCAGTACTTTGATTCTTCGATCACCTTTGACAATGCTCCGGGTTTCAAACCTCAGTTTGATTTTGATAAGAAAAATAAAAAACCTTCGATTTCTTTCGATTTCGGAGAGAAAAATATTTTTAAATGATAAATCAAACTTGTTTGATACGGTACTTGTACGTAGGAAATTTCCACTGTATAATCGGGGTCTCACTAATAAGGAGACTCGGTTATAGGAGTACGTCTCTTGTAATCGGGAAGACTCGCTATCTATAATAATAGATTAGACGAATTTAGAGAGCAAAACAAAATTTCTTTTGTTGAGCAAGACTCGGATTCCCCCATTATACTTGGATAATAGGAATGAGAGAGTTAGCGGTCCTTCGGGACTGCCAACAATACTCATCCTCCTCCGATGAAGACTTCTAAGTTGGTAGTTTCCAACATTTCCTTTTATAGGACCT